TGCAATTGCCGAACATTGTGTATGCGATATATCCAAAGGCGTAAGACTCGATACCGGTATAAGAGTCAAGGCAGTGAGTTTATCTTCAAATATGCCTTTGATCACAGCTATAGCAAACGATATTGGCACCCATGAAATATTTTCGCAACAATTGGATTTTATTGGCGCGAATTCAGACGATATTGCAATTGCTATTTCTTCAAGCGGCAATTCAAAGAATATTATAAATGGTTTGAATAGGGCAAAAGCAAAAGGAATGAAGACTTTTGCTCTTACTGGATTTACCGGTGGAGAAGCAAAAGAAATTGCAGATGTTTCTATTCATATTCCTTCTGCAAATTATGGAGTTGTTGAAGATACTCATATGATGATATTGCATTCTATATCTCAAAAAATGAGATATTTAAATTCTTTGAATAAAAATTCTCTGGTATTATAAATAATGATTGACAGTGTAAAAAATAAGTGTTATATTACTAATCATGAATGATATTATCGACAACATTATAAAATTTCCAGGTAATCCTAAGTCTAAGATCACTCAACATCTTAGTGAAGAGGAAATTTGCGATAACATCGAAAATCTTAGATTCATTCATATTCAAGAAAGTATTGATGCAGTATTGCCTATGCTTTTCAATAGTTTATCGGTATTAGGATTCTATCCAAACATCGATAGCGATCCATCTTTATATAAAGATGGATGTCTGATTGTAGAATCTATCAGGTCTTTTTTATTGAAATGTTATAGTTTAGGTCATCCTCTTCAGATTATATCGACCAGTTTTTTCGATGAGGACGATGAAGGCAATTTAAAATTGACAGATAATCTTTCAATTATTATAAACAAAAATGCCGATAATTCTAATTGATATTATGGAGTAAGTGTTATTATTATTCTCGATTTTTCACAAGTTATGTTATCGAATATTATGGCACAACTTGGAAATCATACAAATGCTCGGATAGATGAACCAATGGTAAGACATATGGTATTGAATTCTATTCGTATGTATAAAACTAAGTTTGCCGACGAATACGGTGAATTGATTATTGCCTGCGACAACAGAAATTACTGGCGCAAGCATGTCTTTCCTTATTATAAAGCAAATCGCAAGAAATCTCAGACAGAATCCGAATTGAATTGGAAAGATATTTTCGAATGTCTGAACAAAATTCGTTCTGAATTGAAGGAAAACTTTCCTTATAGAATTATCGATATTGAATCGGCGGAAGCTGACGATATCATTGGAACTCTTTGTGAAGAATTTGGAAATACTTCGGAGAAAATTCTTATTCTAAGCGGAGACAAAGATTTTCAACAACTTCAAAAATACATAAATGTAACACAATATAATCCGGTTTTGAAGAAATATATAAAATGCAATGATCCTGATAAATTTTTGGAAGAACATATTTTGAAGGGCGACGTAAGCGATGGTATTCCAAACGTTTTGTCTTCTGACAATTGTTTTGTTATAAACGAAAGACAGAAGCCTCTCACTAAAAAACGAATGGATGCATTGATGAATACAAATTTGATTGGTAAATTCGATCATGAATGTTTTAGAAATTATACTCGCAATAAAACACTTATCGATTTATCTCAAATACCTAATAGAATCAAACTTCAAGTTATGGAAAGCTTTGATAATCAAGAAAATAAGAAAAGTCCAAACTTGTTGAACTATTTTATTGCTAATAGACTAAGAAATCTCACAGAAAATATAGGAGACTTTGTGTAAAAAAATGAAACTTGGTATAAGCGAAATACTGAAAAAGGCTTCAGAAATAAAAGACGAAAAAATGCGTATTGGTTGGCTTAGGCAAAACGATAGCAACGTTCTTCGTGGTATTTTGAAAGGTGCTCTCGATCCATCGATTGAGTGGCAGCTGCCTGAAGGAAATCCGCCCTATAAAGAAAACGATTTGGTGGATCAGCAAAATATTTTGTATTCGGAATATAGACGTTTATATTTGTTTACAAAAAATGGAAATCCAAATTTGAAACAAATTCGTAGAGAATCTTTGTTCATCGAATTGTTAGAATCGGTAGATAAAGACGATGCAAAATTGTTATTGCACATGAAAGACAAAAATTTGCCATATCCAGGTGTAACAAAAGATATCATCAATAAAGCATTTCCGGGGCTTATTTAAATGGGAAAATCTAGAAGCAGAGACGATCGCCGTATTCAATACGATGATTATGGCGATGATTATGGTGTAAATCATATGCAGAGTAAACAGAAACGATTCGAAAAACGTATGCGAAATTTGATTAGATCGAAAAACGTAGACAGACTTATGGATATTGACGATGAAGAAGATTTTTTCAGTTATAGAAATTGCAAGTATTGAATTATGCCAATATACACATTTTTGAACACAGAAACTGGCGATATTGTGCAAGAAATGATGAGTATTGCTGAACGAGATAAATATTTAAAAAAGAATAAACATATACAACAACAAATAGTGAAGGCTCCAGCTCTAGGAGATAGTATTAGAATGGGTTTACGTAAACCAGATGATGCTTTTCGTGATAGATTGCGTGAAATCAAAAAGACACATTCACGAGGATTGACAAAAAGCACCATCAATGATTTTTAAATAGGATTCCATGACTACTAAAAGAATTTCAAGAAAAGAAAGAAGACAACAAAGACAGGAAAGGGTATCGAATGAAAATTCTCAACAAAATATATTCGAAAAACTTCATTTCGATCTCAAATTCATAGAACCTCTTACAAAAAATCAAGAAATAACATTTGATTCTTGGAAATCTGGAAAAAATTTGTTGCTTGTTGGTACTGCTGGTACCGGTAAATCTTTTCTATCTGCTTATATGGGTATGAATTGTATATTGCAGCAACAAGATTATGAAAAAATGTTGATTGTCAGATCCGTAGTTCCTACAAGAGATATGGGATTTCTTCCAGGATCAAATCGTGAAAAATCGAAAGTCTATGAAGCTCCATATTATTCTATATTTTCAGAAATATTTGGACGTGGAGATGCTTATGATTTCTTAAAGAATAAGAATTTAGTAGAATTTGTGACCACTTCATTTGTTAGAGGCATTACTGTAAACAATTCTGTTGTGTTTATCGATGAATTGCAAAATATGACTGCTTCTGAAATAAATTCTGTTTTTACTCGCATTGGAAAAAAATGCAGAGTAATTATAGCTGGAGATGTTAAACAGAACGATTTGAATCCAAGAAAAGAAGAATCAGGATTCGGCGATTTTGTTAAAGTAATAAGAAATATGAATTCTTTCAATACAATTGAATTTACTAGTAAAGATATTGTTCGCGGCGATATAGTGAAAGAATATTTGCTAGAAAGAGAACGATTAGAAGAATTGGGTGAAATACAGCCATTATGAAAAAACCAAAATCCGTAAAATGCAATATCGATAATTGCGATTATTTCATTGATAGACTCAATGATCTAATTTGCTTGCATATTCAAAATTATGTTTCTGAAATCTTAACTGAAGATTTATTCAATATTGTAGAGGTTAAATACATCATTTTCTATGGTATATATCAAAATTGATGTTGACATATACAAAATATACGATATATTGGAATTATTGAGGGAGTGTTGATGCTATGGCGTGTGCATCCCGCGACTGTAAATCGCGTCCTATATGGTAAACATTGTAAGTTCGACTCTTACCACTCCCACCATTCAATCTCATTATAAATATATTTGGATCGATGATCCAAATACTAATTATACAATCACATACTAATTATACAATCATATACTAATATACAGGAGTATAAAATGGATTTTTCTGCGCTTAAAAAGAACTCTGGTTCTAGTTCGCTTGGCCAATTGACTGCTGAATTGGCGAAGCTCAATACAAATCAAGAAACAGGTCGCGACGAACGTTTTTGGTATCCGGATGTAGATAAGGCTGGGAATGGATTTGCGTCCATTCGTTTTTTGCCTGCGCCTGGAGATGAAGAAGTTCCGTTTGTTCGTGTTTGGGAACATGGATTCAAGGGACCTACTGGTCTTTGGTATATCGAAAATTCTCTTACAACGATCAATAAGCCTGATCCTTGTGGGGAATTGAATTCGAAGCTTTGGAACATGTCGGACGATGATAATTCTCCCACACGTAAGCAAGCTCGCGATCAAAAGCGTAAACTCAATTTCATTTCAAACATTTATATCATTCAAGATCAAGCAAATCCTCAAAACAATGGAACAGTTCGGCTTTACAAGTTTGGAAAGAAGATTTACGATAAGTTGAATGAAGCAATGAATCCACAATTTGCTGATGAAGATCCTATGAATCCATTCGATCTTTGGACTGGTGCTACATTTAAACTTAAGATTCGAAATGTAGAAGGATATCGCAATTATGATAAGTCAGAATTTGCAAATCCTTCGCCTCTGTTCGATGACGATGAACAAATGGAAGCTATTTGGAAGCAAGAACATTCATTGCAAGCTTTCCTTGCTCCTTCCAATTTCAAGTCTTATGATGAATTGAAGGCAAAATTGAATCGTGTTCTTGGATTGAATGACAACGGAAAGCCTACTCCACAAGCATCTAGAATGGCAGCGGCTCAGAGGACTTCTTCTGACGATGAGGATGAAGATGCTCCTTGGAATAATTCCAAGCCGACTCGTCAAATGGCATCATCGAATGACGATGATGAAGACGATACCGATTTGAAGTTTTTCCAAAAGCTCAGTCGATAAGATTTTTCAATCTTAAGTGGGTATCTTGCTATAATCAAAAAATGACTTAAACAACTCTTTAAATCTTTCAGCGGCATTGGGCGGTTCAACATTTCCTGGATCGCCCATGTCTGTTGGAGATTTAGCACCTGTTGTGGCACCGCCACCCTTTCCACTTTCTCCTACAGGAGGAGAAGCTGTTGAAGGTGGTGGTGTCGGTCTTTTAGATTGATCGTACGATTCCGATTGTGTTTTCAATGCGGGACCTGTTTTAGGTGCACCTGATGATGGTGTTGCTGCTGGTGGTTGTTTAGTTTGTGCTCCCGATGGTGTTGTAGTCGTTGTTCCTGCTGGTGTTGCTGCTGGAGATTGTTTAGTTTGTGCTTCCGGCGGTTTTACTGGGGTTGCATTTTTAATTTGTTCATTATATTGATTTATAACCCATTCTGGATATAAATTTCTATTTTCTGGATTTGTTTGTAATGCAGCGCGAATCGCCGATATTTGAATTGACGATAATTTATTACCCTTTGAAATTGTTTCCCCACCAATTTTAAATGATTCTTTGCGGACATTGGATTCAGTATTAGGCGTTGTTTC